ATTGATAGTATTGTGCCTAGAACACTCTAGATCGCTCCCAGCAACGATAACTGTTACTTCCTTTGGCACATACTCATCTATTGATGCAAACAGCACAGGCAAGCATTTAGCGTGTTTTGTCGCTATTACTATGGCAAGATTGGCATACGAATCGTTCATTTAATCCTTCATTGTAAGATTGTAGAACTCCATCTTTAGTCGTTTTGTTGATCTTGCAACTTGTACAAGTTCTGATGGTAATTTGACTTGGCTTTCTTATCCAGTTCTTGCTGGAGTCGTTTTTTTGCATTATGTAAATCTGTTTCTAATTTATGAGGCGTTGTTCTAGCATTATGCGCTAACTGATTTAATGAGGCATAAGGATGGCTGACATACCTCATTTTAAGCACTTGTCTTAGTTGCAATGGTAAACCCTTAATTGCCTGCTCTATCAGATCTCCGTCTACATGGTCTGGCTCGTAGTGTGGCTCTGGGTCTGCATATAAATTGCCCAACTCTGGGACATAATTCTTTTCAAAACTGCGACAAGTAGTTTCCACCTGTGGGCCAATAACTCCCCAAGTAACATACCAAGCCCAATTTTTTAGCCTAGATTCCATGTTGTCATTTAATTTTAATTAATTTATTGTATTATATTCAATATCTTATGACAAAGGTAGATATGAAACAATCTGATAAAGAAGATCAAAAATTCATAGAGTGCTGGAAAAGACTTGGCTCTCCTACTTTAGTTGGCAAAGAACTAGGTATTAACCCTAGGAGCGCACTTAATCGCAGAGCAAGCCTTGAGATTAGATATGACATCAAACTTCCTACTCATGCCTCAATGCGAGATCCTAAAAAAGAGAAACTAAAAAAGATTGAACAAACTCCGCACAATGTACGCAGGGGAATAGATATAGATAAGGTTAAGCGAGTGATTGTATTTTCAGATGCTCACTTTACCGATACCACTACTACAGCATTTAAAGCCCTATTATTAATGATTGATACCTTTAAGCCAGAGGTAATTATTTGTAATGGTGATGCTTTTGATGGACAAGTTCTTAGCCGTTTTCCTTCTATCAATTACGATCAAAAACCTACAGTCTTAGAGGAGCTTAATGCTTGTCGTTGGCATTTAGATGAGATAGAAAAACATAGACCGCCTGGCTGTCGTTTAATCTGGACTCTTGGTAATCACGATATGAGGTATGAAGCTTGGCTTGTTAATAAAGTACCTGAGTATTCTGGGGTAGATGGATTTAGCCTTAAGTATCATTTTCCTAATTGGGAAACTTGCTGGTCGTTTTGGATTGGGGAAAATACAGTAGTCAAACACCGCTATAAAGGTGGTCGTACTGCTGGATATTCCAACTTAGTTGGTGCTGGTGGATCTACCAACATCATTACTGGGCATACCCATGTATTGTGTTGTAGTCCGATAACTGGGTATCAAGGAACTTATTGGGGTATTCAGACTGGATGCCTAGCTGATCCACATAGTTCTACCTTTGAATACTGCGAGGATAGTCCTAAAGATTGGCGTAGTGGTTTTGCAATGCTTTCATTCGATCAAGGCCGTATGCTAATGCCTGAGTTGATTATGGTTACAGATGAGCAGAATGGAGAATTTGAATTTAGAGGATGTATTAATAAGGTATGAAGATAACGCCATTTATTCTGGAGCAAATGTACTTGTCTTTTTCTTGCTGTCATCCACTAAGAAAATGGGACTTACCACCACCAGAATTAATCCAGTTCAAAGTAACTAGGGAAAAGGATGCAATGGCTACCTATCGCTATGACGAATCTTTAGATAAGCCACACATCATTACGATTAGCCGATTAAAGAATGAACAGTTGGGAACAATCCAACGCTCATTAATACATGAGGTCTGCCACATGAGTTTCTGGAAAACAGGAGCATGGGACAAACATGGAAAAGCCTTTAAATCTCGCACCAAACAATGCGCCCGAGAATATGGTTGGGACTCTCTAGAGCTTTAGTGGCTGCCTTCGCAAGTCTGGCTTGATAGTAGCGACTTATACATCTTAGACTGATCCTCTAGATCTCTGATTAGTTTAACAACTCTAAATAAGACTTCATTCTCATGCTGAGTTACTACCTTGCCTGTATATAGGTCTACTAGCTCATTAACAATTTTATTCGTTTCGTTCACTTATCATCCTTTCCAAGTTTCTGACTGACTCGCTCCAGCAACTCCTCACAGGATATTTTGTATTCTCTTTCAAAACGCTTGACACCCAATCCGTGAAGGCCAGAGTTTCCCCTATGATGCTCTGGGCATAAAGGCAAGATCGGGGATGTAGCCCTAACAGCTCCAAATCTCCGCACATGATGGAGTTCTGCTGGCGATCTGCTTTCAATCCCAAGGACTTCGGAGCATAGAATACATCCGAGTTCTGCAATCTTATTGAGTGCGATCTTTTCATTTTTAGTTACCATTAAAAGCAAGCCATATAGAAACTATTGTAGATGCAATAATAAATATACCTATGTAGTATGGTAGATCGCTCATTGTGTAGCCCTGTCTATAGTGCGATTAGTAGCCTCTTGGCTGCGCCATATCTCTATTCTTGCTTGGGCTGCTATCAACTTCCACCTTAATGTTTCCTCTACTTCTACTGCCTCTTTTAGCCCTTCTAAGAGCTTTACATAATCATCTGTAGCGTAGGCTTCCATCTCTTTAGCAGCGATGCTTGGAGCTGTAGATTCGAGCATAAGACGGCTTTTAGCAGATCGCAGATAGTTCTCTATATAAGTTCTATCTGCTTTGGCTGCTGCAAAGACTCCTGATTGCTCGTAGATAAATTGGACTGCTTTGCTCGGGTCAATTTCCATTGTCTTTCCATTTCGTCTTTTAGTTTAAGTGTGGCTTCCCATCCACGCTTTTCTAATACTAATGCTAGTTGTTTTCGTCTGGTTGCTATAGGCCATGTTAATAGCTCTCTAGCCTCACATTCGTTACGCCATTCCTCATTATGTTTGTTCTTCAAGTTGTTTAATCCTTTGGCTAATCCTTGCTCTCCATTGCTGCCATCCTTCTCCAGCATAAGCCTGGACTCCTATTTCTTGAGCTTTTTTCATTGTGAGTTCTTCTGAGCTGTACCAAGGCAACTCAGGTCGTTTATTTACCTTTGGTTCTTCTATTACGATTTCATCCTCAAACCTATATTGGTTAAGCCAAGTAGCTAAATGTGGTATATACGCAAGTTGCGTATCTTGCGATTTCCAGTATGCTAGATGGTTTGGCAAAGCCTCTACTGCTTGCTCTCGCTCTGCTGGGGTTAGCTTATAAAAACTACGATGCGCCATACGCTTGCTAACTTTCCTAGGATATAAACTCCAAAACTGCTCAAATAAATCTGACATTATTGCTCCTTCACGAGTAATAGACACCAACTACATAAAAAAATACAGCTACAAATTCTACAACGAACAATGGTATATCTTCTTGATATATACCAACTAACGCCCAGATCGCACTACCTATTAAACCAAAATGAAGGTTGATTGGGTAGAAATTTAATGAGGTGAGAAATATCCCGATCAAACACAGGATTGTTCCGATCCATTTTGCGACCCTCAACTTGTTCCAGGCGTTGTCTTTCAGCAACTTCATGTAGAAGTATCTCCTTAAAGTTTTTCATATGTTCCTATGATAAAAGTCTTTGGGGTTGTTAAGCATAGCTATACACAGCTCATCTATATTTTTAAACCATTGGATTACTTTCATGCCATCATGCGTATAAATCGTAAAGCTCACTTCTCACTAGCCTTTTTTAGTATTGCTCTAGCAAAATATATAGGGTTAAATTCCCATTCGTCTAACCCACTTTGACAATAGGATGATTGATAAATATCAACTATTTCTTTATCTGTTAGCTCGTCTGGTATCTCTACATATCCAGCAAAAGGTATTGGCTCTAACATTTATACTCCTAGGGTTTTATTACTACGCATGGCTAAAAGTTCTTTATCTAGTCCCTGCTCTGGTTTGTAGGAAATCAACTCTATAGCATCGGATGTGCAGCATTTACTACCTTTGTAGCAAGTGCCTGTAATAGCATCCATTATTAGCCCTGTTTTATGCTCGTCTGTACCAAAGAACACAGGCGTACAGATGATCTCGCCAAGGTTAGTAGTTCCCTTGTAGAGAACTCTATTCTTTAGCCAATCTAGCTTAAGGGATTTCTTTTGCCAAGTCGGAAAACAACTGCTGGCATCGGCACATAGACCAGTCATGGATTTTCTAATTTCTCTCATAACTTAGATCTTAATCTACAAATCTACATTAATGCAAGTGTTTTGTTTTTGTGTAGTAAATTACACAATTTTTTTATTTTTACACTTTTCTTTGTTTTTTATACATATAGCTATTGATATGTACAGACAATCAATATTTGTATGTATATACCTATGTATTAGTCTTTAGGAAGGTTACTGCTCTTTCGGTGAACGAACCTAGCCTACCTAGATTCGCCTTCATCTGCTCCATCGGAGTTACAGAACCCGCCAGACTTTCAAGGAGTAGGCTCTGGCTTCGCCACCTACTTTGTGCTGTTTCATCCTTTACCCCCAGTAGCACTATGATCCTAAATCCCTGGTATGTCGTTAGAGCCTCGAACTTAGGAAATCGTATCTTACATCACATCTCAAACTCTTTGCAAGCCCATCTGCCATTAGGCTGCTTAAACCATCCTAAAACTAAGATCTTCCAGCCAGACCGCACCAGCTCTGGCAAGAATTCAGACTCGGAGATCTTCTTAATCCTAGAGGACATATTGCTTTTGCTAGTGATCTGGATACCGACTGTTTCCCCATTGCCAATAGCCAGAATGTCAAAAATATTGAATAAATCCTTTTTCCTTCTAGAGAAGTGATTGTAGGATTCCACTAGGTCGCACTTATACCCTCTAGACTCCATTAGAGAGATTGTGCGAGCATTTTGGCTAACCGAGGTCATTCTCTGTCAATCTTCCTTCTGATGCCTCTATGATCGCTGTATGCCATTTTTTAGGGATGCCGTTCCGCATCTTCCAGGCATAGGCCGTTACATACTTGACCCCGATCTTTTCGCATAGGATCTTGATAGTCCCAAATTCGGTCATTAATTTGTCAAATGAACTTGTTTGTGGTAAAGATACGACAGTATTCATATATGCTCCTTTGTAGACATTTTATTCTACACCATCCCAAAAGTGTGCAAAAAAGCAACATTAGGGTTTTCCTTAGAAATATATTTGCAAATCTCTACATTTGTAGATTAAGATTTATCCATGCAACAAATTTTAGTAGTAGATGTAAGTAGTAAATTTTATTAATAACTCGTGAAGGAGTAACAAAATGAAATCAACTTTTATGCCAATGGGTTTTAAAACTAATGATGGCTACCTTGTTAGCGATGTAACAGTTCAACAACTTCAACAATTTTTTAAAGAAGAGCTAGAGCTAGAAACAAGTCCTTCTGATATTCTAAAAATTGTAGATGTTTTTAAAACTTTAGAAAGAGAAAAGTTAGTAGCTTAATTAACACTCCCCTTCGGGGGAGATTTCAAACACTCGTGAAGGAGTAGCAAAATGAAAGACTTTATTTTAGGTGGCATATTAGGATTTGTAATTGTAGCTTTTGTAATTACTGTGTATGGCTTTCGTATTGGTGTTTATACATTATGAGAGCCTTAATCCTGATTCTGGCAATCTCTTTAGTAGGCTGTGCGCCTATACCAATCAAACGCTATAAGACCGATGTAGTAGATCAAACGCCTTGCTATAAGACTAATGATTGTCCTATGCAGAATCCCCCAGCGTTCTTGTTCTACAACAACTTTAACAATTCGTGGAGAAGATAAATGTACAACAACAATTCTTATTATGAAGCCCCATACGATGACCAGGCAGAGCAAGAGCAACTCGATGAGCGTTTGTATGATGCAGTTAAGAATGACCCTGAGTTTGATCCTACAGACCTAGGCAACTTTGCTGAGTCTATTGGGCAAGATGTAGACGATACAAATCTACAAGAGTTTATTCGTGATTGCGTAGCAAGAAAAGACTGGGAATCCCTAGGCCGTAAGCTGTATTACCATAGCTGGGCTTACATGGAAAAAGTAGCAGAGATCCGATTAACATAGTGAAGGAATCAAAATGAGCAAATATTTAGAGCTTAGAAATGTAGATGTTTCTAGCAAGATAGAAAAGAAAAACAATCTTAGTTATCTGAGTTGGGCATGGGCTGTTGATACATTGTTGCAACACGATCCAGAGGCTACATGGACTTATGGTCAGCCTGTATCGTTTGGCGATACAGTAATGGTCTTTTGTACAGTAACCGCCTTTGGCAAGTCTATGACTGCCCAGTTGCCTGTAATGGACTACCGCAATAAGGCTGTGCCTAACCCTGATGCCTTTGCCGTAAATACTGCTATGCAGCGTTGTCTGGCTAAAGCAATAGCTCTACATGGTCTAGGATTAAGCCTATATGTAGGGGAAGATTTGTGGGATGATGTAGACACAGAAGATACGCTAACGGCTGCTATTGCAGAAATTAAGGCGCAAAAAAGCCCTGCCGAACTCAAGGTGGCCTTTGCTCAATCTTACAAGAAATATAAGGGAAACGCTAAGTTTTTAGATGCTATCACTAACGCATACAACGAAATGAAAGCCCAATTTAATGAAACTAGCACAGGAGCAGCCTGATAATGTTTGCTCCCCTTGTGGTAGCACCTGGGGAGTTCATAAACCAAAGGATCACCAATACAGGATATGGGTGGACAAATGCGATGTATGTTTAGATTTGAGAGCCGTATGCGATGCGTCAGAATTCGGTTATTTAAAGGAAGGCTGGGATGGACAGAAAGTGGTGTGTTAGTTGTCAAGTTCTACGACCAGCTAGTGATTTTAAGTTGGTAAAGATTAATAAGGTAAGTAGGTGGAAGTGTGGAGTTTGTTTAAAACGAGAGGCAGATAGAAAATATGGAAAATAACTTTATTTATACCCCAAGCTCTACAGACATAGCTTTGCGCTGGAGAAAACAGCATGGCTATATTCCAGCTAGTGAGCAAGAGTTCTACAAGAAAAAGTGGGCAGATTTTAAAGCAGAATTTGCTCGTACCTTAGACGATCAGCCCAAAAAGCTAACGCCTAGTGAAACAGTCGTTTATCAATGGAGAAAACGAAAGTGATTAATAAAAAGTGCCTTGAGGCTTTTAATAAGTTATCTGAGCCTGTATACCATCCACAAGAGTATTTCATGCTTGGATGGAACGCTGCGATAGATGCCTTATCTGCTGAATTCTCTCGCAAATGGGAGATGAACGAATTAGAAGATATTGATTTTATTGTTCAGCCAGAGCAAAAGCCAATGCACGATGACGAGTGAATGTTATCCTTTATGCTACCCATCAAAAAGGGATTACAAGGCTTGGCTGTATCTAAGAGATCATGCCCAAGAAGTAGTCAATATTTGCGATGATTGCACAGAAGATTACATGGAATTAATGCAGAAACAGAACCGATGCGACCAGGCAAAGGCACAAAAACTAACTACGAATAGCAAAAAAATATGACAGATTATTCAGAAGTTTACATAGAAATTAACCAAGTTCTTAAAACCTACTATAACCATGAGTTAAAAAATAACCATGAACGAGCTGCTCAATCTGCAAACGAAGTAGCTACATTGGCAGAGCATTTAAAATTCTTAGCAGAGGCCAAGCTATGACCACCTTCACAACAGAAGATAGAGTAGCAGTAGAGCAGGGTACAGATGCCTGGCATCAGCTTAGGCTGGGCAAGGTAACTGCTAGTCGTATGGCAGATGTGCTATCTAAGGGGAAGTCTGGGGAGTCTGCAAGTCGTACGAAATATCGTACGGAATTGGTAGTTCAAAGGCTTACAGGATTGCCAAGCGAGTCTTTTACAAATGCTGCTATGGAGCATGGTACAAAGACTGAGCCAATGGCTAGGGTAGCGTATGAGATAGCAACAGGCAACTTTGTAGAACAAATAGCCTTTATGGATCATCCTACAATTAAGTGGTTTGGGTGTAGTCCAGATGGACTTGTGGGAAATGGTCTGATTGAGATTAAGTGTCCCAATAGTAGCACCCATATAGATTATTTGATGGATGATAAACCGCCATCTAAGTATATCCCTCAGATGCAATGCCAGATGGCTGTAACAGGGTCTAGGTGGTGCGATTTCGTATCGTTTGACCCTAGGCTACCAGATGACTTGCAACTGTTTGTAGTGCGCCTTGAAAGGGATGAGGAGTATATCAAGGCAATGGAAGTAGAAGTAGAGAAGTTCTTAAGCGAGGTCGAAGATACATTAACTAAATTGAAAGCGAGAAAAAATGGCCTATGAAATGAAAGATGGCAACTTTAGCCTATTCAAGAATAATCGTAAGGAAAAAGAAACACATCCTGATTATGCTGGATCAATAATGATTAACGGCAAAGAGCATTACCTTAACGCCTGGTTAAAAGATGGCAAGAATGGTAAGTTCTTTTCGGGATCAGTCGGCAAAGAAAAACCACCTAAGGATAACTTTAAGCCTAAAGGTGCAGATGAGCTGCCAAAGAATACAATAGAGGATGACGAAGTTCCGTTTTAATTAACAGATGAGATCGGCATTAACCTTCACGAAGGAGAGCCTGCACCCTTCCGATTATGCAGGCAAACGCTTTGACCAAGCATTGCACGATAAGTACGACCCACCAGCTAGGAAAGCTGTATCCGAATGGATGAAGATGAAGTGGGGTCTAGATTGCAGGGAAAACCCTAATGTCTATGGAGTTGATCTAATCGCTTACAGAGCAAATAGTCCAGTTGGCTTTGTTGAAGTTGAAGTACGGAGCTGGAACTTTTGCCACCATCCCACCATCCATATAGCGTATCGTAAAGCAAAATTATTTCGGCAAGATCGCCCTGTTCTATTTTTTGCACTAACTCACGACTTAAGTCATGCGTACTGGCTGAAAGCTGAGTTGGTAAAAAAGTGTCCATTGATAGAGGTCAATAATAGGGAAGTCCCTAGTGGGGAGTTCTTTTTTGATGTCCCTGTCAGTTGGTTTAAGTATGTTAATTTAACAGACCCATTTTAAGATAAGTATAAAGCTCTTTCATCTTTACGCCTGTTTGTAAGGCCTTTTAATTCCTTGCCACCAGCCTTATTCCACTTTAGGAATTCCTCGGCAGCAGACTCAAACTCGCCTCGATTGTGTTTCATCCGAAGGGTAGAATTTTGGAGATTACCGAGTCCAACATTGAAGGCGAAAGAAACAAGTGCGCCAAACCGACCAGGAGTAAGCCCATTAGGACATAATCGTTTAACTCCGCTTTCAAATGATTGTAAATCTTTAGCAAGTATTTCATCTACTTCCCCCATTGATAGTGTTCTATCCCATCCATTAGGAATAGGCAAAGCCTTACGCTCTGCTAAAGGGACTCTAATGTGTGATTGATCGATTACATGACCTACACCAACAGTCCAAATTAAAGCTGGGCATTGATAAGGTCTAACCTTAATTCCTTCATGATGCGAGATCATGTCAATGACACGCTTATCTAAACTCATTTTTTAGAAAATGCTTGTGTGCCAAACCAAAAAGCAATAATAGATGCCAGGATCTGCATCTCATCAGTATCAAAAATCAACGGGATGGCCTCTGCAAATTTAGCGCCAGACTGCCATGCCCACCAGATAGATGCAATATCTACAACTATTAGCAAGAATACAAATAGATAAGTAACCATTGGTCGTACAGATGCTCTGAGATTAATTACCCATTGGCTTGCGCCTTGACCGATAGCTATATCGTGTGCATAGAGAGCCTCACGCTCTTTCTCAGCAGTTTGTATGGTAATCTGCTCAGTACGGATCTCCTCTACTCTGGATTGGGCTATGTAGCCTTCTTTGAGCATCTGTATCTCACGCTCTGTTTGCATCTTAGCAAGCTCTAACTCATGGGCTTTATCGGATCTATCTTGAAAGAAGTCCATTAACTTTGGCAGACCACCCATTAAAAAAGAAAGAGCCGTTGAAATTAAAGTAAGCATTATCTAATACCCCAATATAAGTAAACACCAAAGGCTACCCAAGCAGTTGCGACTACCCAAGCCCACATTAATAAATTGAAATCATCATCCATTACCACTTATATCCCCAAGTGGCGTACCAGGCTATAACTGCTGCTGCTACAAAACACCAAAATTGCACTCTTTTTACTGCTTTTAAATCGTGCTGATATGCCTCATTATCTTTTTTTCGCATATTTTCAATATCCATTTTTATCTTTAAAACCGCTTCCCACTCTTTAGCACCATGTTTTTTAACAAAGTCTATTTTTAACTTTGCTTCTTCATCGCTAATTTGTTTACTGTGTTGCCATTGTTTTAAAGCCTTTATTAATGCTTGTTCTTTTTTAAACTCTGCTTCTCGTCTTGCTCTTATTCTTTCGTTTGCTTGTTTTTGGGCAACATCCACTCCATCTTGCTGTATGTTGCCAATAGACTGAGATAAGCCCTTACTTGCAGCTCTGCTTGCTTCGAGGCTGTTTGTAAGGCTTTTAACGCCTTCTGATATTCCGTAATCCACATCACTTGCTCATAAAGTAGTGTGTTAGAAATCCAATAAATGTAGAAAATGCAGACACAATTCCGATGCCAACCCACAGGCCACCTTTAGAGCGATTGGCTAACCCCAATAACTCCTCCATGCCAATTTCTAACTTATCTATTTTCTTTTCCATAGCATCTACTTGAGCTACAAGTTGGCCGTATTTAAAAAGGTCGATTTCTGTAGACATTATTTATTCTCTTAGTAAAGTTCAGACCAATTTGTAATAGCTGAAACGCTTGTTTGCGTAGCAGAATAAGTAGCCCCAGTTGGAACAATAACCCCAGTAATCCCTACATAAGTTACACCTGAACCAGTACCAGTTGAACTACCAACAACATTGCCTGCAACTGTAATAGTTATTTGTGCATTACCGCTTGATGCTGTTCCATAAATATTAATCTGAATTGGATAAGCATTAGAATTTGTATATGTTGTACCAAACGCTCTACTTGCTGTTACATTATTCCAAACTTCACCGCCAATACCTAAACCTTTAGTAGTTACTGATCCAGATGTCCAGCTAGTACCATCTGATTTGAGTACATTACCACTTGTGCCTGGGGATACTGTAGTTACAGCAGATGTGCCATTGCCAATCAATACACCTTTAGATGTATGAGTTGCTGCCCCTGTACCGCCTTGAGCTACAGTTAATGCAGTAGTTAATCCAGTAATAGATGTAATGTCTGAGTTAGCACCACTACCAGCAGCACTTAGATTTGTTCTAGCGTTACCAGCCGTAGATGCTCCTGTACCACCAGATGCTACAGGCAAAGCAGTAGACATCACTACAGCACCAGTAAATGTAGTAGCACCAGTATGTACAGATGTACCAGTTACTACTAGGTTTCCACCTACAGTAAAGTTATCGCCAGATGCGCCTGTTTGCTGATCTTTTAGTTGGCTCATTAACTCACGAATAGCATTGTTAATGCCAGATGGAGCGCAGCCTTCTGCAATGTTAATACTGTCTATGTCGGTATTGTTAGCTGGAGTGCTATCAAATTCTGAAATCTTTGTCTTTGCCATTTTTTATTCCAATAGAGAAGGAGCAACAACACCAGCACCTACTTGTTGTTGTAATGCTTGATTGCGTAAATATTCATCGAGTAATTTTAAACGATCTACGATCTGAGCCTGTCTTGCAGGATCTACAGAATATAGATCAGGAGCTATTGTTTCAGCAGTTCTACCGCCTGGGCCTGTAACGGATCGCAATAGATAATCCATGCCACCTTTTACAAGTCCTTTTTCTGCCATCTGTGGGACTAGCTCTGTACTACCCTCAAACTCTTTAGCTGCCTCTGTTCTACGCTGAGTAGGGCTACCGCCTGTAATTTGAATGTCAGTAGATCGAATAGCCTTTTCTCTGCCTAGTTGTAACTCTAGGTTTTTGAAGGCATCATCACCAATTAATACTTTGATCTGATCTCTTTTCTCTGGTGATCCAAAGGTGCGCTTAATTTGGTCTATACCATCTGCGCCTGATTGAATCTTGGTACGAATAGCATCATAAGCACCAATAGCAAAACCATCTTTTTCTGCTGGGTTTAATCCATCGTAAGTCTTTTTGAGTGTACGAGCATCAATATCAAAAAATCCTCTGCCATTCTCAATAGCATCAAATACTTGTGTTGGCCCACCAAATGCTTGTCTAGCTTGTTTGTATTCGGCAGGAGCTTGGCTATCAACTACACCCATAAACTCACCACGAACCTTTTTAAGAGAATTAACCTCATCCTTGCCTAGACCAGATGCAGGAGTCTTGCTCCAGTTAATCTCATCGTCTATACCACGCTTGATATAGTCAATAGTCTTAAGATCAAAGGTGTTACCTTCTGGCTTTAATGGTGCTAATGGGAAACCTTCTCTAGTAGCAATTCTGTTAGCTCTAGCGTATGCGCTTTGGAACGCAGGGTCTAACATAATGTTATCTATGGTCTTATTGCCAATAGATACAGGGCTTGCATAAGCAGCATCGTACAATGGTTTAGAGGCAGCGTTTCTTAACTTGATAATATCGTCTGCAATCTCCATTGGATCTTTATTTACATTAAATGCTTGCTGGAAGTCTGTAAGGATACGATTTCCTGCTCCAAACTTACGCTCCTCTGCCAAGTTCTCGGCTACTACTCTTGCTCCAGGATAGCTTGCAACAGTTTCTCCTAATTGTTTAGTAGCTTTTCCACCAAACTCCATAATGGTTTCTGGCTTATATCCTGATACTCTGATCTGCTCCATTGCAGACTTAATCTCTGGCAATGTAAGGTTATCTCTTTGTAGGGCTTGAATAATTTTGGTATCTGCTTTGCGCTGTACAGCATCACCACTCATGCCAAAGAAATCAGCAGTTTTACCTGTAATGTTTCTAACAATTGGAATGTCTTTTGTAGCATCAACAATGGTTTTAGCTAGATCAGGTATGCCTAACTTTTCAGCAACAGCCTTAGTAGTTGCACCACCAGCCTTCATACCAGCAAGAACTACAGGGGCTAAGATTGCGCCTTGGACTGCACCCTTTTGTGCGCCCATTGCTCTTTCGCCCTCTTGAGCAGTACCAGCACCAGTTAATGCGCCACCAGCAGCACCAGCTCCAGATGTGCTTGCTACTGTGCTAAAGCTAGATGGGATCTTAGACAATAGGTTTGCAACTTGTGGGATCTTACCAGCAGCCTGAACAGCAGTTTTACCAGCAGCAAACGCTACAGGCAAACTACCAGCAATTTCAGATGCCATAGCTTGATAAGGCTTTTCTGCCTCATATTCTTGCTTGGCAAATTGCACCGCAGCAAGGTTTTGCTCGTATGGCTTTTTGTTTTTAAGGGTCTTAATGACCGCCTCAAACTCATCACCAAAGCCAAAAGTTAGACCTTGAATACCAGCCTCAATATTGCCATAGGTAGATGTTGCGCCTTTGGCTTTAGCATAGTTTTCAGCAGCACCTTTAAATCGAGATGCTGAATAACCTTCCGCATTTAAATATTGGTTAATTTCTTGTGGTTTAACATCAGGATTAGCCAATAATTTATCTACA